TTATCGCCGTCCGCGCACCACCCGGCCAATATCGCCATCATCGCGAAGGTCACGGGCAAGATTGCGTTTATACCGTTCATCGACAAAGCGTCCGATCTCATTGCCGAACTGACGCCAGTCCGCGCTGTTGGTGGTGGTCTGGGATCCGCTGTCTGAAATCGTGATGTTGACCTGAACACCACCTGTGGGATTCACGCCACCTGAGTTCAGTCCACTGGCTTTCACCCCCAGAGAGCCATCAGCGGCGCGCTGAAGGGGAATAATCGCTTCAGGACCGTCTTCACCCATCAATCCCGCACCACTTGCGAACCGAAACATCGTGGGCGAGCTGACGATCGAATTACTGAACGCACTTAAGCCACTGGCATAAATCCCGCCCTTCGCGTTCGCGGTTGTGCCGCCACCGAACAGACTGGAAATCCCGGAACCGATAGACCCCAGCAATCCCCCTGCCCCGCTGAACAGATTGGACGCTGCGGCCTGAACCGCGACTTTTTCGATCATTTGCAGAACGGACACGCTCCACTGACGCCAGCTCACCGTGTTTCCTTCCAGCGCGGAATTCACGTTATCCAGTGCTGAACTCATGGCGGAACTGACATCACTTTCAACGGTTGAGGATATGTCACTGGTCTGGTCCACCCAGTTCTGAAACCCGGTGGTCGCACCGTTCAGCCAGTCACCCTGAAGGGTATCGAGTTTTTTATAGTAATCCTGCTGATCGCCGATGCGGGTCTGAAGGGCTTTCTGAAGCGCGCTGGTCTCACGGGTATAAACATCCGCGTCGATGTCACCGCGCGTGCGCTGATTGTCCAGCTCCTGTTGTTGCTGAAGATAATCCTGACGAATACTGATGATGTCCTGAAGACGTTGTTTTTCCTGATCTCCCAGACCAAAACCGGATGTGTTCACGTCATTAGAAGCGCGCGCATTCTGATTTTGATTCTGAAGATTGGTGATGTACTGCTGAACGGTCAGATTATCCTGATTCGCTTTTTTTACCGCGTTCAGGCGATCGACTTCGGTTGCCAGATCCCGCAACCGGGTTTTCTGGGCATCATTGAGATTTTTAAGGTTCCCGCTCTCCAGATTAAAATTCAGCTTCTGAAGTTCCGTGACCTGCTGGCCGCGCTGCGCACTGGTGTTAATCGTGGCAATCATGCGCTGATATTGCAGGGTTGCCGAACTGTAAGCGCTGGCGAGCTGCTTCGCGGCCTGATTCGCTTGATTGGTCTGACCCGGATCGAGCTGGAAGTTTTTCGGCGCAACCGTCGCGGCCTGCGTCGGTAAACTGATATTGCCGAGTTTCAGACTGTTTGCGCCGGATTGCTGCTGAGCATTGTAAGCGGCGAAACCACCGGCACGGAACCGATCGCCGACCTGTGTCAGTAACGAGGTAAACTGAGCGGCACGGGAGGCGATGATCCCAAAATCCGCAACCAGATTTGCCACGCCGCCCACCAGCTTGACCAGCCCCTGAAGCACAACAGGATCGGTGAACACCTGACGAATCTGATCCAGACCGCGCTGAAGTGGGGATAAATCCACCTGAGCAAGTCCGGTCGCAATCTGGGTTTTCAGTCCTTCAACCTGCGCATCCAGATCGCGAAAGAAGTTCGATACCCGAACCAGCCCCTGAATCTGATCTTCATCAGGAGCCAGACCGTAATCTTTCGCATCTTCCTTAAATTTGTTCAGCTGCTTATCATTGTCTTGTAATAACGGAAGCAGACGCGACCCGTCATTAACCAGACTTTCAAGAATGTTGGTCTTTCCGGCAGTGGAAATGTTAGATCGGTTAAGCGCATCGCCAATTTGGGTCAGGATCTTATCGGGTGAAAGCTTCTGAAGTTTGGCGGCGGATAAACCTAACGTGTCCAGCGCCTGCGCGGCGTCTCCTGACTGGTTAAGAACGGCATCACCGATTTTATCGTTGATGTCTTTGAAGATATCCGAAATCTGATCGCCTGCGATACCGGCTTGTTTCGCGGCATATTGCCACTGAAGAAGGTTCTGGGTGGAAATGCCCAGTGATTTCGCCCAGCGATCGGTTTCTGCCACCTGATCGGCGGTATTCTTAACCAGAGATAACGTGGCGGACCCAATCCCGGCGGCGGCACTGCCAGCTGCAACCGCCACACCGGCAAGGGCGGCCCCGACTTCGAGCGCGGCGGCTTTGGTGTTCCGACGCCAGCGATCAGCGGCGCGTTCGGATTGGTTCATGCCACTGATAAAACCGCCGACTTTAGCGATCAGGTCAATTGTGAGTGTTCCGAGGGATCGCGCTGCCATATTTGCCCCATAAAAAAACCCGCCGAAGCGGGTTTGTTTTTACCTGTAGGACCGTAAACACATTTTTAACTCTCGTATGTATTCATCCCACATATATTCCGGCATCGCCGAGTAAAGTTCGGAGATTTCATTATAATTATCATCAAACAGTTCATTAGCGGACTTATTCGGATCTTTGTGAATAAAAGAAAGTGCCTGAAGTAAAATCGCCTCATAATTTAAACGGGGCTGATTTTTGGGCCATTCGATGATGTAAGGTCGACCATCCCTCAGGACTCTGGCGCGTTCAATATGATCATACTTTTGATAAGAACGATGATTGATCAGGTATGCACCAAAGAACGCCATTAAGAATCCCAGTATGATAATAAAATCAGAGCCGTGGATTTTAAGAAATAAAGGATAATGGCTTAGTATATGGTGTAACGATAGCAATGTGACAAAACAACCAAGTAAAAATATAATGTAACCTTTAAACGTATGTCGTTTCATTTTGGCCTCTTTATTATAAACGTGATGCCAAATCATTTTATGAAAGAGACGCTTAAAGGCTTAACAAAGGAAGCGATATCCGTTGCATCAATGCCAGGTGTTCATGGCATCTTCCAGCGAAATCGGACCTTCATCTTCTTCCGGCTGTTCATCGGTGAAATGTTGAGTGAAATCGGTCGGTTTAAAGGCGGGGGTTTTCGGATCGCGATTGGTGTTAGCAATCACACTTGACACCACACCGCTTGCCCATTCGGTTCTGAGACCCGGATTCAGAGACCCGTATTTATTCCGGTAAATTGCCCACAGTTTAAATTCAGGAAGAGACAGGGTTTCTTTCGCCTCAGCGATAGTGCGACCCCCAATCCCGTTCAAGACTAGCTCACACCAGAATTCGTCTTCTTCGGTGAGCTGGTAGCCTTCCCCAGATCGTTCACTTCCTGAATCGCCAACAGAAGCGCTATCGTCAGCTGGCCATCGAGCGGACCGCGATCAGGATCGGCATCACCGGTAATGTCAGGGACAGTAAAAACGGGTTTTCCGTCTTCATCACAAATCGATGCCGCAATGCGACCGGCAATGCCATCAATTTTCCCGCCAATCGCCATAATATCGGATGTTGCGGTTTGATAGCCCATCGGGCGAATGAACACGGTCGCTTTAAAGCTGTCTTCGCCCTGCTGCCATTCAATTTCCCGTTCCACGGGTCGCCCCGTAAATGCACCCATGCTTTTGAGGTTTTCGAGTGTCAGCTTCATTTGGCACCAATAAAAAATCCCGCCTAAGCGGGATTCTGTGTTAATGAGTTGGTTAAGATGAATATGATGTTGTCGTTTCATCATGCAACCGAAATCGGAATTGCTGTGAACCATTCTGGAAAAAGTCCACTTCAATGATCGCGGATTGGTGGTGGCGCATTTCACGTAAGAACCGCTGACCATCAATCATGTATAAGACGTTATGTGGATAAGCATTCGGCATCGTCAGACGAAAACGTTCCACCTTGCCACCGTCAAAGCTCACCGTGGCATAACAGCCATCATAACCACAATCAAACTGACCGTTATCCGTGGTAAAGAAGACATTTTTCACCGCTGGATGACCGGATTTAAGACGGTGTTTCAGTGGCACACTGACGGTGCGGATATCAAGATAAGTATCATTGTCATAAGGAAACGCGAAGCGATGTTTGTTCAGTGAACGGTTGCTTCCGTATTCTTCCGTTGTGTGACGAAGTTCGTCATCTTCATAGTTATAAAACCAGTGCTGAGCATGTTCAACACGCTTAGCCACAGGTTTCACAGGAAGGGTTTCAGAGACAGAGGAAACCGCCTTCATGGTCGAGACAAGCGCACTTTCCTTGACAGGTTCAGCCTGAACAGGGTTTGCCTCAACATACCACTGAAAACCGATCACCGCTGCCGCCACAACCAAACCACCCTTCCAACGTAAACCTTTCATTGTTCATCCTCTCAAAACCAATTAAGAGGATGATACAATGTATATCCCGATAAGATGTGGCACTTTGTGCCTAAGAACCGGCTTCGGCGACTTTAGGAACCCAAATCCCCGCGCCAGAACGCTGAATGGTCCCGGTCGACTGAACAACGGTGTTCGCCTGGAAATCAAAGGGGAAATCGGACACATACCCTTTGAACACATACCAGGTGCGATCGGAGGGAAGAAGCAGACCATCAACCGCATCATCGGAATCAGCATCATCGATCGTGGGTTCAGTATCACCATCACTCCAGCCAATCGCAAACACCAGATCGGACTGGTCAGCGGTTTCAGCCAGATTACTCAACATGAGGTGACTGGCATTATTCGGATCGGCATTCAGCGTCAGTGATGCCTGAGCCGGGGTCCGAAGCCCTTTCTTATAGGTTCGGGTGCTTTTCTCACTTAAACAGGTGTCTTCAATCTGATCGGCGGGGGAAGAACCGGGGTTGAAAGCCGTAATACATTCGATTTCGCCCACAGTAGAATTGTTATAAACCCAGAGTTGCGTTCCTTGAGTTAAAACGGACATAGTTTCTCCAGACGAAAAAAAACCGCCTTGCGGCGGCGGGTTTCAGACAGGTTATCGAAGAACCATCCAGTCGACATCGA